GAAATTGCAGTCGTTAATGATTGAATTATTAGGATGGATTAGCACATTATTAGTATTATTTGGGTATATACTTAATGCTCAAAAGTTAACTAGATATGCCATGATATCATGGATAGTTGGTGACATTGGATGGATAACATATGATTTCTTTATATACAATATAAGTCATATGGTATTAAGTCTTGTTATTATTATAATTAATATTTACGGCATATGGAATCTATGCAAAACTAATAAAGTATAAATGGCATATCAATCAATTGGTTACGATAAACGTAATGGTATAATGCATGTATGGGATGATGAAGTGGGACATCAAAAGTTTCCATTTCAACCATATGGCTATTTACCTTCTGAAACCGGAGACTATCAAACATTAGACGGAGTTCGTTTAGCAAAAATTTCTGGTAATCATCGAGATAATTCAAAAGCATACGAATCTGATTTAAATGAAGAGGTACGTACTTTAATAGATTTATACTATGAAGATGATACAGTTTCCAAAGGTCATAGAGATTTTTATTTTGATATCGAAACTGCAAAAGACGAAAATGGATATAGTACTATTGAGGATGTCCGAACATCTATAACGTCAATTGCATATTATGATAAAACTGGTAACGATCGACGAGTTCTAATATTAGACGAACGGGGACGAATAAAAGACAGTATTATACAAGGCAATGGCTATGTATTAGAAATATTCCGAACTGAAAAGGCTTTATTAACTAGATTTATTAATGCATTTGCAAAAATACAACCTACCGTTATAACAGGATGGAATACTGATGGATATGATATTCCATATTTGATGGGACGATGCAAAAGGGTATTAGGCAATCAATCTATTAAGAAATTCTCCCCAGTAGGAATTGTTACACAGAATCCTAAAAGCAAAAAATGGAAAATATTTGGTGTATCTAGTTTAGATTATATTAAATTATATAAAAACTTTACATATACAGAATTACCAAATTATCGTTTAGATACAGTTGCCAAGACTGAGCTTGGTAGAGGTAAAGTTGAATATGATGGTGATTTAGATGATCTATTTGAGCAAGACATTCATAAGTTTGCTTTTTATAATATGACTGATACGGATTTAGTATATGAGTTAGATGAAAAACTTCAACTCATTAATTTAGCTAGAACTATATGTCATAAAGGCCACGTTCCATATGAAGATGTATATTATGCATCTAAATATCTAGATGGTGCTGCAATAGTAGATTTAAAAAGAAATGGATTTGTAGCTCCAAATAAACAGTTTAGATTTATAGAAGAAGATCGCCAAGATGCATTAGCTGGAGCATATGTTATGCCTCCGATACCTGGCCTATATAAATGGATATATGATTTAGATTTAACTTCATTATACCCATCAATTATTATGACGTTAAATATATCACCAGAAACTAAAGTTGGTGTTGTAAATGGTTGGGATGAAAAGTGCTTATTAAACTCAGATCCAATTCTAGCTAATATCAATGGCAATAATATTGCTGACATAAAAGTATGGTTAAAACAGCATAATTATACTATTGCTAGTAATGGAGCTGTATATGACACGTCTAGAAAAGGATTTTTGCCTGCTATTCTTGAAAAATGGTTCGATGAACGTGTGGTATATAAGAATAAGCGTGATGAATACGAAGTGGGATCAGAAGATTATAAGTTTTATGACGCATTACAGCTTACTCAAAAGGTATTACTTAATTCATTTTACGGCGTATTAGGGTTAAAAACATTTAGATTTCACGACTTAGATAATGCTGGTGCTATTACTGCAACCGGTCAGAGTGTAATTAAATTCTCAGCTCATGTTATTAATACATATTATAAAAAAGAAATTGGAAAAGATCACTTTATTAATGCAAATGGTAATAAAGCAGAATTTTCTTTTTATACAGACACAGATTCTACATTTGTTAGTTCGTTACCACTTATAGAAAAACGTTATCCTGATTTTGATGAAACTAATGAACAATTCATGATTGAGAAAACTAATGAAATTGCTTCTGAAATACAAAATCATGTAAATGCAATGTATGATCAATATGCAGCAGTATTTCTAAACACAGTAAAACATCGATTCCAAATAAAACAAGAATATGTTGCAAAGTCTGGCCTTTGGATTGCTAAAAAACGATATTCGCAATGGGTAATATTTAAAGAAGGTAAGCCTACGGATAAATTAGATATAAAGGGTATGGATGTAGTCCGTTCGAGTTTTCCTGTAGATTTTAAAAAGATAATGAAGGAAACTTTATGGTATATAGTAAAAGAAAAAAATAAAACCGAAACCTCAGATTTAATATTTAATTTTAAAGAGTCTATACAAAACTCTGAAATTTTAAATGTAATGAAGAATACCGGAGTTAAAGAAATATCTAAATATATTAAAGGACGAAAAACATTTACTGGGTATCTTAAGGGTACACCAGCTCATGTAAAATCATCAATTAATTTCAATGATATGTTAAGCAGATTAAAAGCTGATGCTGTTGATATTAAAAATGGTGATAAAATAAAATGGGCTTATCTAAGAAATAATCCATATGGATTTGAAACAATGGCGTTAAGAGGCTATGACGATCCTCCAGAGATAGTCGAATTTGTTGAAGAATATATTGACAGACAACGAATGTTTGAAAGTGATCTTCAAGGAAAATTAGATGATTTTTACTCTGCAATGAATTGGGGTAAATTACCAGAAAATAATACAGTGAATAAATTCTTTTCATTTGGAAAGTAGTAATAATTTTACTATAATAAATAAAAAAGTTATATATGTACGGTAAAGATCAATGGCGCGGCAGAGAAGTAGAAGGTAGATATTCAGATATAATGACCTTCTTTGTAAGAGACTTAAATCATAAAGACTTAGCTTTACAAGAAAAAATGAAAGGATGCCATGGATTAGACATATCTGATATTAAAGACTATCCTCATTATTACTTTACAATTGAATACATGAAAAAATCTATGAGAGATGATATGTATCTTTCAACTATTAGATGGATTTTAGATAATTCTAATTGTGCAGTTACCATTGAAGCTAGTGATAATACTATTACTGCTATAACACCAGATATATTTAATAGATGTCATGTTATCTATAGAATTAGTGATGTGTATCTTGAAATGTTAAAAGATACTGATACGTTATCAATCGATGCTGGTTGGTATAGAGTGCATCAAGTAACAAAATGTAATATGATGGAAATGACACCTGACAGTTATAAATTTGACGAAGAAATATGATAGGAATAATTGCAGGTAATTTTGATGTAATACATCCAGGGTATATTCATATGTTTAATGAATGTAAAGAGTATTGTGATCATTTTATTATTTTACTTCATACTGATCCAACAATAGAACGACCTGAAAAGTGTAAACCTATATTATCTATAGATGAACGTATTGAAATATTAAACTCATTGAAACAAATAGATGAAATACAGACATATACTTTAGAATCTGAACTATATGAATTATTACAATCAATCCCAATTAATGTTAGATTCTTAGGAGATGATTATAAAGATAAATCATTTACAGGAGATAATTTACCAATTAAAATACATTATATTAATAGAGATCACAATTGGTCCACAACTAAATTTAAAAAATTAATAGCAAATGAAGTATTCGGTAGTAGTAACATTTAGTATAGAAGGATTTCATAATTGGCCAGAAGCTAAGGATATATATCCAGAAGTAGCATTTTTATCTGATAGACATAGGCGTCGATTTGGTTTTAAGTGTCATGCAAAAGTAGAACACTCTGACAGAGATGAAGAGTTTATTTTAATGAATAGACGACTTAAAAAGCAGCTTCGTACTAATTTTGGTGGTAATATATTAGAGTTTGGTCGTATGAGTTGTGAAGATATTGGAGAATGGATATTAGATAATAATCCAGAACAGCTATACAAAGTAGAAGTATGGGAAGACTGGGAAAATGGAGCAATAGTAGAAAGATGAGAAACTTATTTTATTTTGGTTTAGAACCACTAAAAGCTAGATATACATATCAGCTATCAAAAGAATGGATGCCGGCAACATTTAAGCCATATGCAGACCAATTAGAATTTATAGATATCGAAGGCGACTTTGATCCAGATCAGCAGATAAAGATTGGTGCAGTATTAGATGCAGTTGGCAGAGGTAAATTTGCAATGAGTCAATGTGCTAATTTCTTAGATATGTTAAATAGAGATGAAGTTAAAAATGGCGACATTATATTTCTTCAAGATTATTGGCATCCGGGTATTGAGTCTATATTATATGCAATAGATTTGTATGGTATTGATTTAAAAATATATTCAATGCTTCATGCACAAAGTGTAGATGAATATGACTTTACATATCCAATGAAAAATTGGATGCGAGGATTTGAGTTAGGCTTAGACAAACGAATGACTGGTATATTCGTAGGATCTACTATTCATAAAGAACAATTAAGACAAGCAGGATTTGAAGCACCAATTCACGTTGTTTCCTTGCCACTTCATTGTGAAATGGCGTTAAATAAATATCCAAAGTACGATCCACTAAAAAAACGTGAAAATAAAGTAGTATATTCTAGTAGATTAGACAAAGAAAAGAATCCATTCTTTATGCTTGAAGTTGCAGAACACTTTCTTGATGATCATCCAGATTGGGTATGGCACGTTACTACTTCTGGAAAGGAATTTAAATCGTCACTTCCTGATGTATTAGATAGAATGCGAGAATTAGAAAAACGACAACCTAGATTTGTTTGTTTGCAAAATTTAACTAAAGAAGAATATTATCAAGAATTAGCAACAGCACATATACAATTTAATTCAGCTTTACAAGACTATGTTTCATGGACTGTATTAGAAGCAACATTATTTGGTTGTGATGTAGTGTATCCAAATTTTAGATCATTTCCTGAATTTATTCCTCAATCAAAACTATATCAACCATTTGATGTAAATGATTGTCTTAATGTATTTAAAAATGTTATTGAATCAAGAAATAATTTTGAGACAATACGATTTCCGATAGTATCTGATTTAGGTAGGAGAATGGAAGCATATATTATTGCAAATGATCATAGTCAAGAAATTAATGTTTGGCACGAAGAAGCATATTGTAACAATTTATTAGAAAAGGAAAAACATGGATAGAAAAGAGTTTTTATATATACCATCACTATCAGCAGGTAGTATGGTATCAGCATTCAAGAAAAATACTAAATTTTCGGATGGTACCACAATGCGATTCTTTGCAAAAGAATACCCAGACAAATGGAGACATCCTAATTTCTTAGTTACTGCGGGACATCACTATAAAAAAATGGATTTTAGAGATCAATTAGGTTTAGATGATGGCACATTTGTATTTGGCGATTCAGGCGGATTCCAGATTGCAACCGGCGCTCTTAAATGGGATGGTACAATACGTGAAAAGATATTTCATTGGTTAGAAGCTAATAGTGATGTAGCAGCAAATTTAGATATACCACCACGTGTTACATTTGAAAATCGATTTCAAGATTCTATGGATATATCATTTGATAATTTTAAATATTTTGAGAAACATCAAAGTGGTAAAACTAAATTTTTAAATGTTATACAAGGAACATTTAGTGAAGAATATAAAGAATGGTATCATAAATTTAAAGATTTTGACTTTAAGGGATGGTGTATTGGAGGCCCTAAAAAATTAGTAGACTTCATGTATGTTATTGCTTTAATGTTACAAGAACGTGAGTTTGAAAAAGAACATGTAGAATATATACACTTACTTGGAATAAGCAAGATATCAGATTTCTTTATATTAGCTACATTGCAGGAACTATTAAATAAAATGACAAACAATCGTATCCAGTTAATGTCAGATTCATCTTCTCCGGGACAATATCCGGTATATGGAACATATCTTCATTCTAGTAATTATAAAACGCAAACGTTCACGGAATTATATTTTCCAAAGAATGCTGAGTATCGCAGAAAGACTCATGTTAAACAAGGTAAAGATGGCACAATATCTATAGACAAAACTAAGAATGTTCCATGTAGTATTGATTGCCCAGCTTGTAAAGATTTTACATATGAATATTTAGGCGGGCAGACAGCAGGAGGTTTAGATCGATATTCACAAGAAGGAATGCCTAGAATGGTTGTTCATAATACACATTTATATTGTGAGATTGTTAAAGACATTAATAAATTAACAAATAATCATGTAGAATTATTAGAAACGGCTGTTCCTGCAGAATTATTCAATGTTATACTGTCATTACACGAAATGTTTGCAGATCCAGACAATGCAATGAATGTATACTCAACATATAAAAAGACATATAAAAAGTTTGGTGGTGATAGTATATCAACTACCGATGTTAAACAATTCAATAAATTTTTTAAATTTTAATTAGGTTATATAATGGAAAAAAGTAAATTACAATCATTTATCAATCGTTTTTATCTAGCAGGTAATTGCGAAGCGGTAATATTAAACGAAAATGCAACAGGTGTTGCTTGCGAACTTATTGACATGGATCAAACAGTAGTAGGAAAACTTCAATGGAAAACTACTCCGTTTATGAAAGGACAATTAGGAATCAATCATACAGGTGCTTTAATTAAAATGCTGTCAGCAGTTGGCGAAAACATCAATATAGATGTACAAGAAGCAGCAGGTAAAAATTATGCAATGAAAATTAGTGAAGGTAGCACTAAAGCAACATTTATGTTAGCAGACACAACGGTTATACCAGCAGTGCCGACAATTAACGAAGAACCACCATATGGTGTATCACTTCCAATTGACGATGACTTTGTTAGTAAATTTATTAAAGCAAAAAATGCATTACCTGACGCAAAAAACTTTGCAGTGCAAGTTAAAGGAGGTATTATTAAATTTATTATAAATTATACAACCGTTAATGCAGATAATATTTCTTTTGAGGTAGGTACTACTACAAATGATGATATGTCACCGATTTGTTTCTCAGCAGATAAACTTAAAGAAGTTCTAGTAGCAAATAAAGGCGATCAAGGTACAATGAATGTATCGAGTCACGGATTATCTAGAATTGATTTTACTGGTACTGATTTTGAATCTAATTATTGGTTAGTTCAATTACAAAATTAATTATGAAAATTAAAGTAATAAATAAATCAGATAATAAATTATCACAATATGAATCTCCGCAAGCTGCAGGTTGTGATGTAATAAGTGCATTACAATATGACATGGAAATACCTCCTGGTGGTACTGCACTTATTCCAACCGGATTATATGTAGAAATTCCAAATGGTTATGAAATACAAGTTAGACCTAGAAGTGGATTAGCTTTAAAGAAAAGTGTAACAGTATTAAATAGTCCAGGAACCATTGATGCCGATTATCGAGGAGAAATAGGAGTAATTTTAATCAACCATGGAAAAGAGTTTTTTGTAGTAAAAAATGGTGATAGAATAGCACAATTAGTATTAAATAAAGTAGAACGAATCGAATGGATTCAAGATACCGGATTAACTTCGACAAAACGAGGCGATCAGGGATTTGGTTCAACAGGTAACAAATAAATTATGTTTGGAGTAACAGAAAATACATTATGGGTAGAATCCTTCCGCCCGGATACAATGGATGGGTATATTGGTAATGAACATATTATTGATAAAGTTAAAATATTTATTAAGAATGGCGATGTTCCTCATTTATTATTCTTTGGACCTGCAGGAACTGGTAAGACTACATTAGCAAAGATTATTGCCAATAGTGTAGATGCAGATACCATGTATATTAATGCATCAGATGAAAACTCAGTAGATGCGGTTCGAGACAAGATTAAGCGTTACGCTTCAACAGTAGGGTTTAAACGTTGGAAGATTGTAATATTGGATGAAGCAGATTATTTGACACCAAATGCTCAAGCAGCTCTACGTAATGTAATGGAAACATATAGTAAAACTACTAGATTCATATTAACATGTAATTACGTAGAAAAGATTATAGATCCAATTCAGAGTAGATGTCAGACTTTTGCAATTACACCACCTAATAAAACTGATGTAGCAAAAAGATTAGTTACTGTGTTAGACGAAAAGGGTGTAACATATGATGTACAAGACATTGCTGCAATTATTAATTCGTCATATCCAGATATACGTCGAGCAATTAACGCAGCTCAAGCGTCGGTAGTAGACGGTATATTGCAATTAGACAAAGCAAGTGCAATTCAAGCAAATTATATGACTGAAGTGTTAGAAATGCTTAAAAATGCAAAAGACAAAAAAGCAACATTTAATAAGATTAGAAAATGTATTGCAGATAGTAAAGTAAGAGACTTTACTCCACTATATACTTTTTTATATGATAATCTAGATGAATTTGCTATGGGTCATATTGCTGCAATTATTTTAATTATTGCAGAAGCTCAATTTAAAGACGTTACAGTTGTAGACAAAGAAATAAACATAATGGCTATGTTTGTTAATATTATGAATGAATTATAATAATAATGTCAGAAAAAATAATTAAAGGACCAGTAGCAATTGTGTTTAAAACGTCTGATCGTAGCAATGCTCGGGTAAAGATAAAAACATATAGAAAAAAAAGTATTGATGATATTTTAATGGCAAAAAAATTGGTTGGTGTTCCTGAAAATGCTATAATATTAGAAATGGGCATGGGTAAAGCATTAGAAGTTCAATACAGAAAAAAATATAAATTATAATGGCAAGTATATTTGATTTTATTAATGGAGTAACCTCAAAAAAGAAATCTTGGGATGAATGGACAGAACCTGAGCAGAAAGCATTTGCTCCCTTTATTGTAAATAGATGGTTATCAATGCGTATGGAGTTAACGGATCTAATAAACGAATTGCAGTGTTATACTATAGGTCAACTTAAACCTCGCGATACTTATAAATTATATCACGACTTACTTCCAAGCAATAAAGCATTTGCTAAATATATAAAAGGCAAAAAGTCTGATAAATATGATGCTAAGCTAATTGAGCAGTTAGCACAACATTATCAGATTAGTAAATCAGAAACTGCCGATTATTTAGAATTACTGAGTAAAGAGAGTTGTGATCAAATATTGTCACTATATGGTTACAATGCTGCAGAAAAGAAAAAAATGTTAAAAGGCATAAAATGAGTGTACACACACAAAAACATTATATAGGTAAAGATAGTTTATATAAATTTGCAGAAGATTGGGAGCTTAATGCCTATGAGTTTGATATCTTAAAACGAATTGTAAGATGTCGACATAAAGATAGATTTGAGGAAGATCTAAAAAAGACCAAAGATGTTATTGATATATATTTAAAAGAATTTGGTAAATAGCAATATTTTTCTTATATTATAAATAAAAAAGAATGGCAAATCACGTTTACACAAACATTAATATTACATTTGAGTCAAATGACGCTTCGAATAAATATATTCAAGACGTTTTACAATATGACAAGATAATGAAACAAGAATC